CCTTGTATAAAGGGTGAAGGTTCAGTAAAAATTGGTATAGATCGAGTAAAAAGATTTAAATGCCATATTCGTAGTAATAGTACCAATCTTATAGAGGAAAAACAAATTTATAAGTGGCAGGAAGATATTAATGGTGATCCTATTGACAAGCCTGTTAAATATAAAGATCACTTGATGGACGCAGAGCGTTATTATGTTGGATCCGTTGAATTTGATTTATCACCTGCAATGGTATATGTTGGTAATATATTTGATTGAGGTTAAAAATGACTAAAAAAGAAGCAAATATAAAAATGCAAAAACGTATGGCCCATGATAAACTTGAAATGGCGTACTATGAACGAATGACCGAACTGGTACAAAGCATTCCAACTTTTGCTCGTGATAGCGATGAAGGAAAGTGGCAAAATTTAACTGGTATTGGTAAACGAGTTATTGAGGAAACTGATGTTGAAAAGATGCAGGAGACTGCTTTCAAGTTATATTATGAGGACCCCAGTGCAAGAGGTGTAATTGACACAATGGTTAATTTTGTACTTGGAAAAGATGCTCATATTACCCCTGTTGATGAAAGTGATAAGGTAAAAAATTGGTGGAAGAATTTCTGTGACACCAACGAATTTGATATGAAAATGAAGGAACTCGTCAAACGATGTTTTAGGGATGGTGAATCATTTCTCAGAAAATTTAGATCAAAAAAGGCTAAGGGTGTTCCACTTATACGATTTGTTGAACCCAACAAGATAAAGGATCCTAATGGTGGACACTCGTTTGGTATACAAACCGATCCTGATGACGTTGAGGATATCAAGGCTTATTATATATTGGAAAAATCCGGTACTACAGCCAAGAGAGTTCTGGCTGAAAATATAATTCATACCAAGATACTTGTTGACGGTAATGTTAAGCGAGGTATATCATTTCTTACTGGTGTTGCCAAGTACATCGTTAAATATGGTAGTTGGTTAGATGATAGAATCATGCTAAACAAGATTCGTACTATGTTTAATTTAATAGTTAAAGTTACTGGTATTACACCATTAGGTTTTAAAGAAAAGTTCGGGGACACAATTAGTAAAACACCAATAGGTGGTGTTGCCAAGAAACGAATGCCAAAGCCTGGTTCAGTTCTTGTTTCTTCACCCGGTATTGATTACGAATTTAAAAATCTTAACATTCATGCTCCAGACACTGCTGCAGATGGTCGCCTTATTGAATTACAGGTTGGTAAGGGAACCGGTCTTACTGAATATGTGGTACGTGACGACGCCAGTAATTCAAATTACTCAAGTACAATGGTCTCGGAATCACCAATGGTACGTATGTTTGAATCATGGCAAGATTTGTTTGAGAAACCATTTAAGAAAATTTTTGCTGCTGTGATTGAGGAGGGTATAAAACAAAAAGTGCTTCCAAAGAATACAAGTAAGGAATGTACAATTAATTTTACTGGTTTAATACATAGGGATGTTAAGGCCGATTCCGAAGCTTATCAAATTCAAGTTTCAGCAGGATTTGTGTCAAAACGTACAGTTAGTGAAAAGCTTGGATATGATTACAACAAGGAAAAGGAGCTTATTAAAAAAGAAGTTGAGGAAGAATCTGACGACGAATTTAGACAAAGAAATGGTGAAGAAGAATAATGGCCAAGAATGCCACTGATATAATTAGAAAAGCTATCGAGGAAGCAAGGGATGATTGGGTTAATTATACAATAACTCAAGAACATAAGATTTATACTTTACTTGACGATGCGGCAAATTATATTACAGCACAAATTGCCAGATATACTAAGGACGGGAAAATTCCACCGGCACGATTGAAACTACTATTAAACAACATTAAAATGGAAATGGACCGATTTAGGCCGCGATATAAAAGATTAATTAACAAATCAAAATCAGTTGATTATGGTATTATATCATCCATGCAAGGAGCTAAGGTGGCAATGCCGAGTAAATTTAAAATCGGTATTGGTACAAGCTTTTTTGGTAAGGATGGTAAGGTGCGTCGATATGACTCAAAAATTGAAACGTACAGTGATAGTATATGGGCGCAAATTAATGGTCAAGCGATGGATGCATTAATTAGAACGTCTTATGGTGGAATAGCCTTTTCAAGGCGGGTATGGGATATTACTTGGTCTGCAGAACGACAAATTCGTAATCAAATTAATCTTGCTGTATTAACAGGTCAATCATCAGCTAAGGTTTCACGACGAATCAGGGGTTATATGGGTATACCAGATACGTTTCGTGGGTTAGCTTTTAAGGAGTACCACCCTGGCGCTGGAATTTATAGATCCGCTTATAAAAATGCCTTGCGGTTGGCAAATACTGAAATGAGTAGAGCCTATGTTGAAGGTACTTTTCGCTATGCCATGATGAAGGATTGGGTTATAGGTTGGAAATGGAGAACGGGTAGTGGAAATCCTTGTGATGATTGTCTTGATAATGAGGGCACTTTTTTTTCGAAGAAGGATGGTCCGCCAAATATTCCTTTGCATCCATTTTGCGCGTGTTATCCTGAAACTATATATAAAGGAGAATAGACCACGCAAACTCGAATATTTTGGAATTCGTATAATTTAGTAGAGAAAGGATGTTATTATGCCGCTTCCTACACCACGAAAAGGTGAGGAACAACCAGAAGGTGTGATAAGGAAAATTTTTCGATATATAGATTTACTTAAAGGAACAAACGATGCCATTGCCCATTCCGCATAGTGGAGAAGCACAGTCGCATTATATTTCAAGGTGTATAGCTTTTGAAACTAAAGCCAGTCCGGGCCGGGACCCAAAGCAAATTCAGGCTATATGCTATACGGCTTGGAGAAATAGAAATGTAAAGCAAGCGTTGGGAGAGGGTAGAGGTCAGGATGGACCAAGACAAGGAATTGGTGGAGCTAAATACTGTAAGTGTGTAAAATGTGGTTATTGGATGGAACACAACAGGAATACTCCTTGTCAGGAAATTAAATGTCCAAAATGTGGTTCACCTATGACAGGAATCAACATTAAACCCACAGGTATTAAGCAGGATACGAAAATGAATAGTGAAAAATTGGATATTACTAATGTTACCATAGTTGACTTGAAAGCTGCCAAGGTTGATGTTGAAAACAACATCATACACAGGATGTCGATTATGTCTCGTAAAGCTGTTGATACCGCCGGTAAAGTGTTTAGAGAATTTTCAGATAACGCCTTGCAGGATGCTCTTACTGTATTTAATGGTGCAATAGCCAGAATAGATCATGATCGGGACGCATCTGAGGGGGGTGGAAGGGGAGTTAAGACTGGATATGGGGTTTATAAAGATCTTGTAATGGACGGTGATATGATATTCGGCGATCTTCATTTATGGGATTGTCCCGAAGCAAAGAAGGTTTTGAGCATAGCTCAGAGGACGCCGAATGTCGTAGGGAACAGCATACACACTGGTGGAATAGTTTCTTCCAGAGATAACGGTATCGAGCATATCGAAAAACTTTTATCGAGAAATGCCGCCGGTCACTTACCATCTATCGATTTGGTTGATGACCCGGCTGCAACGTTAGGTTTGTTTAACAGTAAACACAGTGTTGATAACGAAAAGGAGAATAGCATGGAATTTAAGGATTTAACATTAGAAACGGTAAGGATCAACCGCCCGGACCTGGAAAAGATCTTCTTTGACGAGGGTGTAAAGTCCCGTGATGAAGAGGTAAAAAAGATACAGCAGGAGCGGGACGATGTCGCTAAAAAGTGTGACGAGCTTGAGGTAAAACAGGCTGCGGTAAAGCACAATTCCCTTGTCGATAAGTTGCTTGGTGAGAGTGAACTCCCGGATTACGCCAAAACGTCCGTCTTTCGTAAGCAATTGTCCCAGGTAAAAGAAACCAAGGACGGCGATAAGGTCGTATCTGCGGAAGACGCCATCAAGGTTCTGATCCAGGATAGGCTCGATTCGCTTGAGCCTCACGGAGTGGAGGACAACGGCGAAAAGGATACCAGACAGTCAAAGGGTAAAGAAAGTAACGACGATGAGTTTGTGTCGGCTTTCAGTGCCCATAATAGTGAATATTAAGTCAGTGTAATAGTTGTTGGCTTAGATTACCAGATAATGTCAAATTAAAAATAAACAAGGAGTAAAATTATGGCTAATGTACACAGATATCGCTACGGCGATGAGGAAGTCATTTCAGTGCCGGTTGACGATACGACCTTGGTTGAGATAGGTGACTTTATGGCACGAGTGGTAGCAGCAGACTCCGCTGATGATGCTACTTTAACCGACGATAATTGTTGCCCGGTGTCCTATCTTGTTGATGCTGGCACTGATACTCAAAATCGAGCAGCCGGTCAAGCTCAGTTCCTGGGTATTGCAATAAGTGCGTCGCTTGATGGTGATACTGATGACATACTTATTGCCACAAAAGGTTTCTTTGAATTGACACAGAAGGCAGCGGCAGCAATAGATGTGGGCGATCATCTTGAGATTTACGCGAGTGCCACCAACTGTGAGGATCAAACTGTTGTTGAGGGTGCAACTACTCCAATTGCGACCTGTGTAAAGGATAAGACCAGCGCTACAACGACAGGCGTTTTGTGTAAATTGCTACCATCCCTGTTGCTTGACGATGTGGAGCATGCATAATCAACAACCAAACATGAAGGCTATATAAGGAGATTTTTATGAGCTTTGAGAATAAGGTTGCTAAAATGAAGGACTTCTATATGAAGGGTGGTAAGACTGAAAGCGAGCGTACTACCGTACTTTGTAAGAAGATAGATGATTTGTTGAATGCCAAACCCAACGAGAAGCCAAAAATGGTTCCTGAGGACTTTAGCATTCAGGAAATTTTTCAGGCCGTTCATCCAACCGCCTTCCCACTCGTCACCGGTAAGTTGATTGCAAAAAAGATGTTAGATGCTTATCAATTAGCTGATACCATCGGAGATCAGCTTGTTGAGAAAATGCCGTCTAATATGATGGTCGACAGGATTCCGGGATTTAAAGTGGGTGGAGCCATTAACGCCGTTGGACCTGGGGGTCCTTACCAACATACCGGGTACATTGAGGAAAAATGGGTACAAGTTGTCGGTCAGAAATATGGTAAGATTCTTGACATCACGTGGGAAATCATCAAATTTGACCAGACGGGTTCAATCTTGAGAATTGCTGGTCAAATCGGTCT